TGGGGACACACTGCCATTGGGTTGACGCAAATCATTAATCACATAAACCAAGATTGAGCCATTGCACAAATTGGTAGGATATCCATTGTAGGGAAAGCCCTCACCGGATGCCCTGCCTTTGTAAGGTACTTCCTGCATCCAAGGAATTCGAATTTGAATTGATCGAGATACAGAAATATCTAAAGTTGCAATGTAATTGGTGTTAAATGGTTCTAAAGCTTCCGGTTCCGCGACAAAATTGTCATTCTTTGGTTCATAAACAAAAGCCAAGATTCCTCTTGTCATCTGAGAAGCGATAACATGAAAATCATATATCATGGTACCACTCCAGTACTCAAAGTTCTGCATAATGTATCCAGCCGGTGTTGAAATCCGTTCGTTTCCAAAACCCCTGTTATAAGGAGCAATGGAAATGGTGGTTAAGGGTGTAGAAGGAGTATCTGTAATATTCCATTCAAACTGTCCCACATAGGAAGGATGTTGTGCAAGAACCGAAAAATCGAGAAAATCTCTAGAATCCGCTGCGCCTACTGTAGACGGATCTATCGATAACTCTGTTTTCATAGTCAAAGCCAATTGCTCGGCATTATCGTCCGCATCAGAATTGCCAAGTGAAAACATGGCACCATTCCTAATCCAATTTCTTGGCATAAGGTTAATGGGGCGAGAATAACCGAGGAGGGCTGCGAGTTCAGCAACACTAGTGGCCGCCATTTCTGTGGCTTTAGCATACTTGCCTATTCCAGGAACTTCCTTGAATAGTCCTGCAGCAGCTGCCACAGCTGTAGCTTTGGTTGAAAGCGCACCAGGTTCTGAGAACTCGTCTTTGATGGAGGAAATGGGCATAGATGATGGAAGAAAAGTGGTTGGAGCAACCAACTCAACTTCAGTCATGTGTGCAAATATAGTAACTTCCATGGATGTTGTAGAGCCATCGACAGTACTGTACGTTCCAATATTCTCCATTGTAATTGTACCTGGAGTGTACAACGTATCAGTGACAGGGAGATAATTAAGAGGATACAAAAATGGTAAAACCATGCATCCTCCTCTAGAAGTACAAGCTTCCAGAATTAAATTATGTCGCTGACTGCGCGTAACTTTTCCAGCTTCAGGATCAAGAGAGGACCTATCGTTACCCATATAACAGTAGGAAACCAAAACTTGATTCTGGATGAAAGGAGTTCCACTAACGCGGAATTCCAGATGAAGATTTCCCCTAAACCAAAGGTAGTTGGCTAACTTCCTTTTCACAGCCAAATTATCACGAAATAATGTCCAAGGATCAAAAAGTGTAGAAGTATTAACAGAATTAAAGTCATACTCCAAAATCTTGACTTTCCGAGACAAAAAGTGTTCAATATTGGCATGTTCATCAACTGACTGCTTAAAAGTAGCATCAAAAGAAGAAGTTGAACCAACCATAGCAC